AAGATTTATAGAACTGATGGGACTACTCATACAGACGTTACAAGGACTTCAGGTGGCGATTATAGCACTAATTTAACAACCATAGGTAATTGGACAGGAACTGAGTATAATGGTCTTCCTGTTTTCTGTAATGGTGTAGATAAACCACAAGCATTACCTAACGTAGGTGCTACTAACTTTGTAGATTTACCTAATTGGGATGCAGCAGATATATGCAAAACTATTAAATCATTTGGTAATTATTTGATGGCATTAGGAATAACAACATCTAGTACAGAATTTCCTAACAAAGTTAAATGGGGTGATGCAGCAGAAAACTTTAGTTATCCATCATCATGGACATCTTCTTCTACTAATGATGCAGGAGAAGTTACTATAGGTGATGAGTCAGACTTTATTGTTGATGGTCTAGCACTTAAACAATCATTTGTAATATACAAAGAAAACTCTACATGGTTAGCTAACTACATCGGTGGTAATCTAGTATTTAGTTTCCAAAAGTTATTTAACGATACAGGCGTATTGACTAGAAACTGTATAGCTGAGTTCGATGGTAGACATTTTGTAGTTACTCAAGGTGATTTAGTGGTACATGATGGAGTAAGAAAACAATCTGTAGCTACTGATCTAGTTAAAAAAGAATTATTTGATAACATAAATGATGCATACTATAATCTCACTTTTGTTGCACATAACGTACAGCAAACAGAAATGTGGGTATGCTATCCTACTGTAGGGTCGCAATACTGTAACAAAGCATTAATTTATAACTATGTTAATAACTCATTTACTTTTCGTGATTTGCCTGACATTTATCACATTGGTAATGGAATTGTAGACCCTGGTGCTACATCCATAACTTGGAATACACAGACAGATACATGGACAGATTATAGTGGGGTATGGGGAGAAAGAACCTATAATCCTACAGAAAGAAGTATACTGATGGCAGGAACATCTGATACTAAATTGTATCGTGGTGATTTTGGCAGACAGTTCGATGGTGAAAACTACATATCGACACTAGAAAGAAAAGGGTTAACCTTAGATGGTAATACCAATACTGTTAAACAAGTAAGAAAACTAACACCTAAAGTAGCAGGGTCAGGACAAGTGGTTATATCAGTTGGAAGTTCTATGTCACCTAATGGAACATATACTTATACAACAGGACAAAACTTTGACCCAACACTTAATAATAAAGTAGATTGCAGGTCGACAGGTAAATACATCGCAGTAAGATTTCAACACACAGATAACAGTCCATTTGAACTTAATGGCTATGATTTAGAGTATGAAGTTATAGGGGAAAGATAATGGCACAAGCTCCTAAGTATGTACCTAATCCTGTACCTGCTAACTCAGAAGATTTACCTAGATATATCTTTGAAGAACTGACTAAGCTACAGGGGGCATTACAAGAAAACCCTATAGCATTTATAGAAGAAAAGAATGTTGAACCTAGTAGAGTAAAGCAAGGTGATATTGCTTATGCTGATGGTACTAACTGGAATCCAGGACAAGGTGAAAACCTATATTACTATGATGGCACTGTATGGAGAGCATTTGCAGGTGGTAGTGGTGCAGGTGATTTTGCACAGATTGCCGATACAACAGCACAGAATATAGCTACTGAAGATACAGCACAAGCTATAACTTGGAATACATTAGTATATTCACAAGGAATTACAATTAATGGAGTTGATACATCTAAGATAGAATTTAGTCGTAGTGGTAAATACTATGTAAACTTCTCTGCATTGTTACATTCGCAAAGTGGTAACAACAAAGATATATGGTTTTTCCCAAGAATAAATGGTACAGATATAACAGGAGCAGGAATAGCACATACACTTGCAACTAATGACCATAGAAGAACACTATCTAAAGCAGGGATATTTGACATAACTGCAGGTGATTATCTACAAGCAATGATGGCAGCAGATGACACCGATATAGATATAGACCCATTAGCAGCTACAGCATTTGCACCTGCTACTCCATCAGCTACAATAAGTATTATACAAGTAAGTCAATAGGAGAAATAAATGATATACGTTTCAGGAATACCTGCTCGATACATTGATGATGTATGGAGTGAATGTGAAAAATATGTAGTGATGGGTATAAATAAAGCGCAAGAAGAAATGAATGAACATGACATCTATTATTTTTTAAAAGATGCAGAGATGCAACTATGGGTTGTATTTGATGAAGACAACGGGAAAGAAATTAAAGCTGTAGTTACTACACAAATAATAAATTATCCACAGAAGAAAGTCTGCCGTATTGTTACATTAGGTGGAGATGGAATGGATGAGTGGGTAGCACAGGTATTAGATGTACTAGAAGAATGGTCAACAGAACAAGACTGTGATGCTATGGAAACAGTATGCAGAAAAGGATTTATTAAGAAATTAAAAAACTTTGGATATGAACAAACATATTCGATAGTTGGAAAAGAACTCACAACAATACATTAGGAGAACATTTATGAGTAAAGGTGGTGGAGGTACAACCCAAACTGTACAAAAAGCCGACCCATGGATAGGGCAACAACCCTATCTAACTGATATATATGGAGAATCACAAAGACTATATCAACAAGGTCCAATGCAGTTTTTCCCTGGACAAACATATGCAAGTCCAAGTCAAAAGACTGAACAAGCAGAAGCAATGATTGCTCAACAAGCATTAGGTAGCCAACAAGTTATGGCTCAACAAGCTGCGTTAGCAAATCAATTTGGATTAATGCAACCACAAATGTTATCACAAAATCCATATCTTGCAGGTGCAACAGAAGCTGCGCTAAGACCAGTATATGGACAGGCACAAGGACTATTACAACAAGCAAGACGTGGCGCTACCCAAGCAGGACAGCTAGGTGGCACAAGACAAGCTATACTTGAACAAGGTGTAATATCAGACTACTTGCAAAAGGCAGGTGATATTAGTTCTCAAATGTATTCTAAAGCATATCAAGATGCTGTTGATGCTCAACAAAGAGCAATTAGTTTAGCACCATCTGTTATGCAAATGGGGTTAGCTCCTGCTCAGACATTAGGTCAAGTAGGAATGGCAGAACAAGCAAGACAACAACAAGCTATAGATGAAGCACGTGCTAGGTTTGAGTTTGGGCAACAAGCACCTATGCAAGCATTAAGAGATTACTCTGGTATAACTCTTGGAAGTATATTGCCTGGAACAACAACATCATCTCAGCAAGGTGGAGACCCATCATTTATGCAACAAGCAGTAGGTGCAGGTTTACTTGGTGTTGGAACTTACAGTGCATTAGGTGGTGGATTAACTGGTTCTGCTGCAATGGCATCTACACCATATGCTTTACCTGTAGCAGCAGCATTATCAATAGCTAGTTTATTTGATTAGGAGATAACATGTTAGGATTATTTAACGAAATAGCGAACTGGAATCTTTTTAAATCAGATGAAGAAAAAGAAAAAGAAAGATTAGCTAAAATATATACTAACCCAGTAACTGGAGAAGTAGAACAATATACTAGTGGACTAATGGGTATGCGTCCTGAAGTGCAAGCACAAATGCAAAGACAAGTTGATGCACAACAAGCTAAACCAATCATGGGACAGATAGGACCTGATGGACAACCTATTGGATTTTTTGATGCACTTACAGGTGTAAGACCAATAGACATTACACAAGGAACTGTTGCTGCACCTGACCCAATGGCTACTATGAGAGCGAATCTACAAGACACATATGATTTATCTACAGGTAAATTTAAAGGTAAAGAAGCAGTTGAAGCTGTATCAGAAGCTACCAAAGGAATGTCACCTAATACCTTGATAACTTTATTAAGTGCATTTCAACAGGATAAACCTAAAGCTCCAACTATAACTGATACTCCAACAGCAACTAGAGGATTAATGTTTGATGACGAAGACCCATATGAAAGATACAGAAGACAAGGAGGAATGTTTTAATGGCTATAGATAAAGAAGAAAAAGATTTAGCATCAGGCATCGGAGAACTTCTTGCTCCTACTACAGCAGGAGATACTGAGTCTATGCTAAAAGCTATACAAAATGCTGCTCTAATAAGGGCAGGTATAGGTATTATGGGACAAAGACAAATGGGGGAATCAGGTTTTGATGTAGCTAGTAGAGTATTAAAAGATGTATCTACAGATGCTGCAACACAAATAGCTGCCGTACAAAAATTAAAAAAAGATACTGCTGCTACAAAACTTGCAGTTAAAAAAGAAACTAGAGCAGAAGCTAAAGATGCACTGAGTGCATACGATAAATTATATTTTAAATATGACCCAGTTCTTGGAATGACTAAACAAAAAGACGGTGCATTGTTAACTGCTAACATACCACCACCATCACAAGAATTATTTAAAAACGAAATGTATGATATCTTTTTAAGTGATACAGGTTTATTTGATGTACTACAAAGAACACATATTGAAGCTGTAAAACAAGCTAAAGAATTAGGAGAAAAACACGAATGGGAAGATACCATTGCACAATTTAATAAGTGGGCAGGTAAATAGTGGTAGATATTACCAAGATATTAGAGGAACAAACAACTCCTCCTAATCGTTCTACTATAGATATGTCAAATATGTTTGATGAGGAAACAGCTCCATCAGAATATTCTACCATTAATGAAGATAAAGTAGGAACTGTAAGAGAAGATGTAGGTGGACTGTCAAGAAAAGAAGCAATGGCTTTTGCAGGTAGCATGGGGTTTGCAGATACATACAGAGGAATAAAACAAATATTTGGTATTGGTGAAGAAACTATGAAACAAGACCAAGCTAAATTAAATAGAATATTTGCTAACAAAGATTATGGTAGAGCAGCATTAGGCGCTTACATGGGTGGTGTAGTAGCTGACCCATTTGGTTGGGTAATACCAGTAGCTAAAGCTAAATCAATATCATCATTAGTTAAACAAGGAATGGCATATGGTGCAGGATTTGGTGCAGCAGGATATACAGACGAAACATCTTTTGCAAACAACACAGAAATGTGGGAACAAAAAATGATTCAAGCAGGATATGGTGCAGCATCAGGTGGATTAATAACGGGTGTTATAGGATTAGCAGGTAAGAAAGCATTAGGGTTTGGTGAAGAATCATCTGCCTTAACAAAGATAGATGATGAAGTAGAGACACAAAGATTACAAAAATTATCTGCAAAAGAAAGAGATGAAGAAGTATTAAAGAACAAAGGTCTTACAGAGCAAATGACTATGGCTAATAAATATGCCGAAAAAGTTGGAAGACCTTTATGGAACTCTATGACAAAAAATCCGTTAGGTGCTACAGGAGCATTAGGTGGAGCATATGTAGGTTTAAATTATTTAGAAGATTCTAATTCTGCTGAAGAATATATGATTAACACAGGTATTACAGCACTTGCTTTTTTAGGTGGCAAAAGAGCAGGTACTTATTTACAGAATACAGAAACAGGAAACAAGTTAGTTTATGCTATCAATCCTGACATACATATGTCTCCTGAAATATATACCCAGTGGAATAAAATGAAAGGAACAATATCAGGGCATCAGTCTGCCCTTTCTTCTTTACATGCTGACTTAACTAAACTAACACCTGAAGAAAACAAACTTGCTTATCAATTATTCAGTGGGGATTTGGACGATAAAATCCTAACTAAGATGTCAGACAAAAACAATCTATCTCCAGAAGTAGTTGATAATTTACTAAAACTAAAAGACAAAAAATTAAAAATCTTTACCAAGATAGGTGAAGATATGAGAGATGCAGGTATATTAAGTGATGACGTTTTTAAAACTAATCTTGATTCATACCTAAGAAGAACTTATCAAAAAGTTTTAGATACTAAAGGACCACAAGAAGCTGCAAAACTTAAAGGTGTATTAGGTAAGATAAGAGGAGACAGTGTTAGAGGTAGAGGAATAATAGTAAGGTCAGGTGTAAAAGCTGATGAAGTAGCAGGTATTGTAGACCCACTAAGACAAGAAAGAATATTAGATACAAAAATAAAAATTGATTACGAAAAAAAATTTGCAGATACAGATACCGTTGATGTAGAAAAAAGAGGTAAGCTAATAAATAGAGTACAAAGTAAAGCTGACCCTGATTATATTGCACAAAAGAGTGACCTAGACCAAGGGTCTAACTATGGAGTTATTGTAAAAGATAATGAAGATGGTACACACGATATCATTGCACAACTTACAAAAAAAGAAAGAGAAGAACTTGGTGAAATAGAAGATGCTGCATTGTCAGTATCTAGAACAGCAAAAGATTTAAACACTACATTAGGTTTAGGTAGATTTTATAAAGGTGTACTAGATGACGGAGCAGGGAAATATGTTTTTGACCAAAGCACATTTATTGGAAAAGATAAACAGTTTGCTAACCTACAAGAAATGAAAGAGGGTGGGTACAAAATTATACCCAATGAATTTATAAAAGATGAGGTAGGAGATAACATACCTAAATATGGTGCGTTAAACGGAAAGGTTGTACCTGAAGATACATTCAAAGATATAGAACTATTAACTAAAATTAGAGAAGATAACTTTGCGTATGGCAATGGACTAGCAAACAAGTGGTTTAAACTACAAAGGTTTTGGAAGAAAACTAAAACTGTATACAATCCTGCTGTACACATGAATAACTTAGTTGCTAACTTTTCTATGTACTATATGTCTAACGGGAGTTGGAAAACATTTTCTAAAGCATCTAAAGAATTCAAACAAATCTTTGCATACGAAAGAGGTAAGGTAGAACTAGAAGATTTACCTAAAGATTTAAGAGACTTATACAATGAGGGTGGACTAAGCGCTGATTTAGTTTCAGCAGAAATGAGAGCGCAAGGTAATCTAGAAAATGTATATGACGATTTAATTAAAACCCACAAAACTGATGGCGCAGAAAAAACAGGTGACTTTATGAATGATGTGCTTGATACAGGTATGCGTCAGTTAAGAAAAGGTAGTAAGATTTTTGGTCCTGCCGATAAATTATCTTCAGACATATACCAATTAGAAGATAAGATATTTAGATATGCTTTGTACAAAACTAGAAAAGAACAAATCAATCCTAAGACTGGTAAGTTATATACTAATGAAGAAGCAGCAAAAGATGCTATAAGATATTTTATTGATTATGATATTAGAAGCCCTAAAGTAAACCTGTTTAGAAATGTAGCAGTACCATTTTTATCTTACAGTTATAGAATAATACCTTTACTGATAGAAACAGCAGCAGTTAGACCACAAAAGTTTGCAGTATTAGCAGCACTTGGATATGCAGCTAATGATATGGGTAGAGAAACAGCAGGTTCTACAAGAGACTTAGAAGATACTGAAAGAAAACTTATGCAAGAGTTTAGAAAAAAAAGAATGTTTGAGAATCCTTTTGTTGATATGCCTTATGCAAACATAAGATTACCTTATGATGGAATCAATGGTGGCGCTAAGTATTTTGATATAACTAGGAAACTTCCTGGTGGTGATGTGTTTGCTATGGGAGGACCAGGAGCAGGTGGTATTCCTTATTTACCTGCATCGACACAGTTTGGTGGCATAGGTATGACTGCTCTTGATGTTTTTGTAAAAGGACAAGATAGTTTTACTGGTCAAAAATTTGATGAGATGGGGCTTAGCCGTTCTGAAATATTTTTAAATAGAACATCTAAGTTTGCTCAAGACTTTGTTCCTAACCTACCAGTATTTGCAGGAACTCCTTTAGCAGATTTAACCCCTGCATCAAGAAAAGTAACACAAGCATTTCAAGAGGGTGGATACCAAACGTATTCTGACCCACTAACAGGGCTAGAAGCATTAGCTAGTACATTTGGTTTAACTGTAAACACAGCAGACATAGAAAGACTAGCTGTGTTAAAAGGTAAAGAAGTAAAAGGACTACAGTCACAATACAAAAAAGAATTAAAAAGTTTAGATATGGACAGAAGAAAAGGTTTAATATCTTTTGATGAATACCAAGAAAAATTTCAGGATTTAAGAGAAAGATTAGTTAAAGAAATGGAGGAAGCTACAAAGAAATGATACCGTTTGAAATCATTACCATGTTAGGTTCATCATTACTTACTGGTGTACTATCTATATGGTCACAGAAATCTAAGGATAACGCAGACCAACAACGATATCTCATGCAAAGAGCAGAGATAGAAAGAGCATCAGTTGATGACGCAAGAAAACATGGTGGTCACTTTCAATCCGTAACAAGAAGATGGATGGCATTATTATCAGTTATATTTATTATATGTCTACCTAAAATAGCAGTATTCTTAGACCCATCAGTACAAGTACATCTTATGTATCTTGAACAAGTTAAAGAGGGTTGGTGGATATTTGGCAGTACCCAAGAGGTTACAGCATTTAAAGGTTTAAGTGGTATCGTAATTACTACAGCAGATACACATTTTCTAGCAGCGATATCGGGTTTTTATTTTGGTTCGGCAGCTACTCGCAGATGATAG